AACACCAGACAAAACAAACTGAGTCATCTGCAATCCGTCAACCGTCATTTTCTGCTTGCCTTGTTCAATCGTGACGGATTCGAGATAGCGGGATATTAGCTTAACGTCTGGCGTTTTATTCGCTGTTCGCACAAAAACAAACACAAGGCATACGGCTATAATAACTATTAAAATCAGCTTCCATTCTTTCATGGCTTGCACTCTTTCATCTCTTTAGCCGTTGCGTCTGCGATTGCCTTAAACTTTTTGTGCTTTTGCTTAAGCCATTCACATTCAGTAAGTTTCTCGATCTTACCGCAAGCTGTGCATTTCTTCCCGTAAACCTTTGTGTGATGTATAACTCCATTCATGTCATATTCACTAATGTAATGTTCGAAAAATTCAAACATTCCATGCTTGCATTCAAGCTGTTTTAGTCTTTCCTTTATATCGTCAACGTCAGCGATAAGGCCTGCAATATATTTAGTCGTAGCCGGTATTTTATCACTATCTTCTTTCTTTCTCCAAAACATACTTTTCTCCTTGCTTTAGTTCTCCATTATCTTTTTGACCAGTAACGCCTTTAATCTTTTCTGTAAATAATCCTCATTCATCTTACCCCTTAACAGCCCACGCATCCTTAGATTCTCTTCGGCTTCGTCAAGCGTGATCATGCCTTGCTCGATTAGCGAAAGCTGAACCTGGACCTCTTTCTCTGCGGCCTCTGCATTGAACTTCCGCGCCTGCGAAGTCCTGACTTCATCCTGTAAATTAATTTCGTCCCATATAATCTTGAACTTCTTGCCGCCGTCGCCGGTCATTAGTAGTTTAGTATTAATTACTCTTTCAAGTAAATAGCCGATACGTTCACGCTGTTTAGCAATTAATGAAATAAGTATATCAATCTGCCCTTGCGTGGTAGCCGCCGCACCTGAACCAGTAGCCCAATTCAAACCAAACAGCACGGGGGGAATATGAGTAGCCGCGATAATCTGTTCTAAAATGCTCTTAGTCGGGAATTCCATTACGTCAATAACTTGATCCCCGCCCAAGAACTCAACCTTAACCTCCCCTCCTTCGGCAACTGCCCCGCCTATGTCTGCCGTTTGCCCCATATGTTTCTTTTGCATAATAGATGAAATACTGGAAAGTATACTCGCATATGTTTTATTCGCGCTTGCATAATCTTGCCCTTTCCCTCCTTTCACAATTACCATCATGGAAGGGTCAGCGAAACGCCATGCGCTATTCTCCCATGACTTCCATATTCTCATTAGAATCTGCCCGACAAACGGCAACCCCCAAAGTAAAGGATAACCCTGCGGATGCCCGTCTCTCTGATTAAAAGCTAAATAATAAAGATAGTCCTCTTGTTCTGCGGGTACGTAGTTAAAGGTATTCTCGCTCTTAATCCCTATCCTTAGCTTGCCGCTTTCCTCTGCCATGAATTTAAAATCATCGTACTTACAGGCTTTTAAATGGTAAATGTCCGATCCTGTTTTTGTAGGTACTAATTCGCCCCAACCGCCGCCATTCTCATCGGCTGAGTCCATTAACTCCATCCACCACGTAGCCAAGCCCTGGTTGAGCCAGTTTACTTTTACTGTCTGGTTGAATAGGTCAAGCCGTTCTTTTAGCCCCTTATCCCCGAACGTCTCAAATTGATAACCGCCGACAAGCAACTGCCTTTTAATAATAGCCGCATTAAGTAGTGGTATGTTCGCCCTCAACTCTCGCATGAGGCCGATATTAAATCTCTCCGGAGCGTAGTTATTGAACGCCGATCCCCACGGGCTTCCGACAACGTTCCGTGTCTGGCTCCGCGCCGGTTCTAATTCTCTTTTAGGTTCTGCTTTTCTCCTGTCACCGAATGGATTAAAAATACTTTTCATCATGGGACAGGTTCCTTTAAGATTCTTTGCGATACATTATATACGCATTAATAAGCATCGGAACGTAAATAATGCATAACCCAATAACGCACGTTTTAAGTATGTCTAAAATATCTGCAATCATATAATGAATGTAATATAAAACGAAAGTAATACCGAAAACGAAACAATACCGACCCAAAATATAAGGCCGGTCTTATCTTTAAGCCCGTACTTTACGGAAAACTTCTCTTTAAACAGATTAATGAATAAAGCTATGTTAGCTAATATATAAATAAAGTGGATAATAATAATCAACGAAAGACCGAGGAAAACGAAAAATTTCATCTATCCCTCACTTATCCCGAGTATCTTTGAATTTGAAATAATAATCCCCACCCATGACATAAATAATTATGCCAGCCCAACATACCAATGCAACAGCGGCAAAAATTATCAAAACCACATTGAGAATCAATCCCTATCCCTCACTTCAAACGATCCCCAGCCGTCATCTGAATCCATAGAATAAGTTACGGCTAATGCATCACCAAAATCAGGAGACCGCCCGAGCCTCTTTTTAATTTCTTCTTTTTCTTCAATCAATATATCACCATTAGACCGTATTTTCCATTTAGGTTCTGTCAAGTCTTGTATCATATCGTCATGGTCTGGCAAGGCTAACTTTGCTCCGAATTTAGGATCAAGCGCGTCACGTATAGACCAATAGCAGTACGCCCTTTCGTTTCCGAATTTCCTTTCCCCTGTAAAATCAGAACCTTTAGCCGCTCTTGAAAACTTAACACTAATAGCCGGAACGTTCTGCTCTGCTAACCTTGAATAAACTCCCGCCCCTTCGCCTATTGTATCCACAAAAGCCTTATCCCCTGCTTTGGCCAATTCATTCTTTACTCTCCCAACCGTTTCCATATGGTCGGCACGACTAAAGCTTCCAAACTTCTCGACCGTATCCCCTTTCCTGTGGCAGAAAACCGTCTTGTCTCTGCCCATGCCTGCAACGTCAACCCCGAGCCTTAACAGTTCATCCGATTTACCGCCCGTTTCCTTCCACCTGTCAATAGCCTTTTCAACCCACGAAAGCGGTATTAATTGATCCGGAGCTTCACGCGGAAACTCACCCATAACTTTGACAAGAAACAAATCATCTGGCCTATACCACCGTTTACCATCCTCATTTTCCCATTCAAAATCCAAAAGGTCTGGATTGGCTTCATCCGCACTTATCGGTGTAGCCCATTTCTTTACTTTCTCGTTAACCCATACCCAATCTACCTGACCAGGAATAGCCATGTTCTTATTTAGAACATTTGGAGCGTTTAGACAGTTAAGCCTAAACTTTACATATTCCTTTGACCTTGTGCTTTGGTATGCCTCTCCGGTTGTTCTGTTTGGGTTAAAAATAATAAGTAACTTTGAATTGCCAGTTAATAAACCTTCAATCGCGTCAAATGTTTCGTCCTCTATGCCTGAAGCTTCTGTAACAACAACCATTAAATTAGGGCTATGATACCCTGTCCATGCCTCAGTAGCCTTATCCCCTGCCTTGAAACCTTCCAGAAACCAATCGGGGTCATCCCCAAACTTAATCTTTCCCGAAAGTAATTCACCACCTAAATCAGTCTTGGCATTTTTCCAAATCTTAGCAATCTCGGTCATCATAATGGAAGTAACTTGGCGACCAGTAGGGGCTGTGCTTATAACCTTCGATGGATATTTCGTATAAAGAAAGCACAAAGAAGCAACAGCGGCAACGTAATCTTTTCCCCTACTGTGGCCGGAACGAACAGATACCCGTCTGTTGTTTTGAACAGATTCAAGTATTTCTTTCTGGTCAGCATCTAAATTTACCCCTAAAACTTCCGAGGCAAAGTCAACCCATCTATTCTCATATTCAAGAGCCGCGCCGTGCAAGCGTTTCCTCTTTTATCCAATCAGCGAAAGTCTGTCTTGTCTTTTTCCCCATCTGTTCACCGCTTTCCATGTCGAGTAACTTAGAAAGCATAGTCAACGCCCATTCCTTGTTGTGGAATTTTATCTTTGTTATCCACGACTGGATTTCTGTTTTCGTTTCTCCAGAACCTTTATAAATAGTCTTTTGAGTCTTAACGTCTATGCCCTCAATTGCATTTGTAGGGAGTTCGCTTAAATCACATTTGAGTTTAATATAACCTTCGTCATCAACCGTAAAAAATTCAGCCGTATCAAGAAAAGCAACGTCTAAAAGCTCATTAGTTACCCTGTCAGAACTATACCCCTTATCGTGTAGTCTGCGCTCCGTTAGCTTTCTGATATATTCTATAATCTTAACATTTTTTAAGTTCTCGTGTCCTATAACTCCTAATGAATTATAGTCTCCGTCATACCCGGCAATTTCTGCCGCCTTAGTAGCATTAAACTTTGCTTTGCCAACATAGGCAAGCGCAAAATCCATCTGCTTTACAGTAAGACCTAATTCCCTGCGTATTTCATCTAATGTAGGAACGGATGTTTCTTGCATTGTCTCTAATCATCTGCTGTTAAAGATTAACTTATTAAGCCCATTGCTTCCTTTTGTTTTTCCATATACATTGAATATACATTTAATTCTGGCTCAACCGCATCAAGTCCTTGCTCCAGATAAATCATCCCTATAAGTGCCTCAAAAAAACTTGCGTGAGAATATATTGATCCTTCATTTTCACGCCCCCGGCAAGAAAAGACTCCTCTTTGTTTTGCCCATTTCCCCAATGATTCATTTTTTGCTGAAACAATTGTTTTTTCATGTATGTTTTGTGGGTCGTGGCCTTTTTGAAAATATCTATTGCGCAAATAAAGAAGTATAACAGCATCACCAACTAACGCAAGTCGCTTCCAATCCCCTCTAATCTCCTGAAGTCCCATTCTCGTTTTTTCTCCTAATTTCTACTTTTGTTTTGTCCGTTGCGTCTTGAATGGTTACCTCTTCGTGTATTTCTCTTTCCAAAATTATCTTGTCTGAATCCTCACGAATAAGTCTCCATCCTTCTGCGGCTTGGCTGTTAAGTAACTCTTGATATTTAACAAGGTTAAACTCTACAGAGGGCTCGTTGCATAAAGCGGTTACTTCAGATGCTCCAATGATTTTATATTCAACCATCAACCCACAAACCTATCGTATCTATCCCGCAGTAAATGGATTTCGCCTTTAATGGAATAGAAATAAA